CGTCCTCTTCCAGCCGATCGCCGCTGGCGGCGCGTTTCAGGTCTTGCACGTGGGGCGGCCAGGGGTTGCGCGGCTGGCCTTGCTGCTGGCCCACGCGGGCGGCATAAGTGCTGTTGCGCACGGCGGTGGCCAGGGCCTGGGCATAGGGCGTGGCCTGGTTGCTTGGCAGGCCGTGCCGGGCGCGCTGCTGGGCCTTCCACTCGGTGGTGCGCACCTGGTGGGCGCGGGCTTCCACCACGCGGCGGCGCGTGTCGTTGGCCATGGCGGCCTCATACGTCCAGCCGTGCCAGCGCATGGCCGCAAACGCGGCGCGGCGATGCTCGTCGGTCAAGGGCGGCAGGCTGGGTGCTGGCACGGCAGTGCGGGTGGGCATGGCGGGCTCCGGCTGGGTGCGGGCGGTCGGGGCAGCCGTCAGGGCATCCAGGTGCCGTGGCTGATGATCACCACGGCCGCCAGTGCGGCTGCCAGCGCTACGCTGAGCACGGCAATGGCACTGCGGCGCAACGCGCCAGCGGGGCCTGCGTCTGCACCTTGCTGGCCGGCCAGAGTGCCGCCGCGGTGCCGTGGCTCTGCCATGGGCTCTGGCGGTTGGGCCACAACGCATTGCATGCCGGCCGGCACATCGCGCGCGGTGTCTACGTGGTGCAGCACGGCGGCCCGGTGCAGCAACGCCGAGGGTTCCACCGCGTGGGTGAGCACGGGCAGCGGCGCGGCCAGCAGGTAGGGGTCTGCCGTGGTGCTGTGCTGCGGCTGGGCCGCGGCGCGGGGGTGATGGGCGCGGTGCATGGTGCTACTGCCCTGTGGCGGCGGTGGTGGGGCCGGTGCTGTTGGCAGCCACGGTGGTGGCTGCGGGGGCGCTTGCCTGGGCGCTGGGGGGCAACAGGCACACCAGCGATCCGTCGGGCGTGAAGCCGGGGCGGGCGCCGGTGCCCAGGTCCGCCACGCAAAGCGCCTGTGCGCCTTGCACCATGCGCGCTTCCAGCGCCAGCGCCTGGGCTTCCTGTGCGCTCATCAGGCGCGCGGCGCTGTCGTCAGCGTCAGCCAGGGCGGCGATGGCCAGCCACACGGCGGCAAACACGGTGGCGGCGGCCCAGTTGACGGCCAGGGTGCGGAGGTCGGCCGGGCGCGTCATGCCGGCACCTCGGTGGCTTTGGTGCCGTGCCAGCAAAAAAGCAGCTGCCCGCATTTTTGGGCATTTCCCAGAGCTCGATCGCGCTCATGGATGAGGCTCGAAAAGGCATCCCACAGGGCCTCTTCGGTATTTTTCTGCCCCTTATTCCATGCCGCCAGCGCCAGCGCTCTGACACGGGATGCGGAGGCGTCATGCTTGAGCGCGGAAAACACAAGGGCGTGCCTCGCTCGGTCGTGGCCGGCCGGGGCCTGCGGAAACGGTGGGTGTGCAGGAGTGGTGCGGCGGGTCATCACAGCACCTCTGCCGAAGCGCTGAAGGACTGAAGCATCAATCTGCGGACGGCAACAGCCGAGCCTTCGTGGCTCTTGAGGTCGTGGAACTGGCTGCCGAGGGTGAAGTAGCAATACCAGGCGTAGGAGGCGCTGGACTGCCGGCTCGTCCAGATCACCTTGCCGGACCCGATGCGCTCGCTCAGGGTCGCAAAAAGCAGCGTGGCTTCGAGCGGGCTGGGCAGATAGCAGCCGCCAGGAAGAGCCTGGATGGCTGCGGCCAGCGGGTTGCCGGCGGCGGCCATGGCTTGGGTATTCGCGTGGCCGTCGAAAACGCTGTCAGCGCCATCAATGCGCTGGCCGGTGCGGCCCCAGGGCTGATCGGGCAGGGCGCGCAGCAGATCGGTGGGCAGCAGCAGTGCCCAGGCTTGCACGGTGGGGGCGTGGACGACGCCGGCATACAGTTCGGCCGGGCGGCCGGGCCAGGGCTGGCCGGGGGTGGGGAGCGTGATCAGGGCGCTGGCAGCGGCCTGGGTGGGGTGGGTTTGCATCTGACCTCCTGGCGCCCGGGATGGGCGTGGAGGTAATTCTACAAACGTAGATTCATTTCTGTCAACAACTGTAGATTTTTTTGGCTATATCTACAGATGTAGCAATGGCGCAACATCAGGTTTGGGGGAACGTGATCGCATCCCCGCTTCGACGGCCGCGTGCCGTCGCATTGTGGTGACCGGATCAATCGCAACGCTTGCTCGATTTAGTGAGCACCATCGTGCTGTCGACACGGGAGCATGTAATGAGCACCGACCCATCGGAAGAGCACACCCTGAGCATCCGCAGATCTGGTGCGTTCACGATGACGCGGGTGTTGCGGCTGCCCACATCGAGGACTGTCCTGGCCATAAACCGGACGCAGGCCTCAAAAGGCACGGCCTGCTTTTTGGATTCGACCGATAGCTGATTGCGCAGAGGTTTCGGCGGCGCAGCGGGAACGACCGGCTCCCGCGGCTTTGCGATCGGCGCCGGTGCGCCATCGATCGTCTGTGCCTCTTTGGTTCCGACTGGGCATTCCGACGACAACCGTTGTTCGATCCATCGCCCGTTTGGCATGAGGCACCGAACCTGCGCCGCCGCATCAGCAGCAGCGGCAGCAATACCCAGCGAAAAGACACCCAGCAGACACAACGCTTTCATACCCCCTCCGGTTGATCTTCGGGGCCAGTGTAGCCGCCGAGAAACTTGGGCAAAAAGCACGCAAAAAAACGTTACTGGTTTACGATTTAAGCTACGAGCGGTCTTGTGTAGCTTAGGGAGGGTGCTATGGCGCTGATCAAGTGTGGCGAGTGCGGTAAATCAATGAGCGACAGGGCTGCAGTTTGCCCGCACTGTGGCGCACCCCCTTTGTCAATCAAATTGAAGCCGCTTCCCTCGCCTGGGTCGGGGGTTGCGGCGACACCAACATGGCAGAAGGTTGTGATGGCTCTCCTGCTGATTGGGGTTGTTGGCTCGTGCCTCGACAAAAAGTCAAAACCCAAGCCTCCTCCGGGGTTTTCCGTTGGTGATGCCCGCTATCTCTGCGAACGTGCTTTCCGGATGGTTGCAAAAGATCCTGAAAAGGCGGAAATACCCTATGTGCAAAGCAGCGAGAACGGTGATGAAATCCAGTTCGCGTGGGGCGCCAACACAAAGATGCTGCGCATGAGGAACGGCTTGGGCATGGAGGTTGCGGCAAGTGGGTCCTGTGCTGTCAGTCGCTCGGGAAAGCGCGTGATTTCTCTGACGCTCAATGGGCAGACCATTATTTGATGGAATGTGCATGCGCGATTACAGGGGCGCCTCGGGAGGCCGTCGCGGGCGAAACGGGAGGACCTGCGCGCTTTGCGCTGGCGAATTCTCAGACGGCGTTTTTTAAGCGATCTGCTTCGCGCGTATCAATGATTGCGCGTGCATAGGCTTCTATTCTCTCTATGTCGTCAGTGCTCAGCGCTGACTTGAACGTATCGGGAGAAATGGAAGCAAATGGCCAGTAGTTTGTGGGCCATTGTCGCGTTGTGCTTTCGGAAGCAAGGTGGCTGACGGTCGGGGTTGTCTTCGAATACCTGACTGCATGGTGAGCCTTCACTCTTTCGCTGTAGTCAGACTCTTCATTTGCCAATTCTTCGACGGTCAGACCAAAGGCCTTCGCGATGGCGATAGCTGTGCCTATCTCTACGCGCTTGCTGTCGCGCGTCTCTATGGCGTGAAGTGTTCCGGTCTCAACGCCGGACAGCTCCGATAGCTCTGGGTACTTCATCCTCAGAACCTCGTGCCGGTACTTCTTGACTTGTGATCCTAGGGGCATGGCGGCAGGCTAGGACAGGCTGGCTTGCACAGCAACAACAGTTGTAGACTTGCGTTTATCTACGAATGTAGAATTCGCGCCATGAAAGACGATGTTGTTGAGCCGGTTGCGGTGGAAGTCGCCCGAGCAATCGAGTTTGCAGGGGGGCCGTCGGCAGTTGCCCGGGGGCTGAATGTCAGCCCCCAGACAGTTTGTTTCTGGCGAGACGGGCGTCGTCGAATGGGGTCTGAGCACGGCGCCGCTCTGGAGATGGCCTCCGGTGAGAAGGTGACCCGCCAACAGATGTGGCCGACTAGCTGGCGCCGGATCTGGCCCGAGCTGGCGGAAGGGGCCGCCGATGCGTAGCACCACCAGAAGCCGTCTCGCGCTGTGCGCTGCCATTTCGTCGGGCGAGCGTGACTTGCCCAAGCGATGGGGCCGCTGGCAGCGCACACGCGCTTTCTTCGTCGCGCGGAGGGACGGCACACACGTGCTGGCGCAAGAGGCCCGCAGGCTTGATGCCGCCGATGCCGCGCGCGCTGAGGCGATCAGGGCGGCGTTTCGCCGCCCTGGCGATCTTCCACATGGGCAATGAGGGTCTGCAGCGTGGCCCGAAACGTGGTGTGCGTCTCTTCGTCTGAGCCCGAATCGAACAGGTGCGCCGTGGTGGCCTGTTCCAGGGCGCCGCGCAGTTCTTCCAGCAGGGCTGCGGGTTGCGGGTGCGTGATGGCCAGGGCGTGCATGGCAACGCCCAGCGCGTCCACGCGGCTCGCCAGTCGGGCGAGCGCCATTTCTCCCAGGTTCATGGGCCGGTCCTTTCCGGTGGTGTTGATGGGTCGGGCTGTCAATGCTATCGGGCTGGGCCGGCCCGCCCTTTTGTGGGCTGCCGTTTCCGTCCTGCCGGGGGTGCCAGAGCGCCCGGCCGGTTTCCGCCATGTGGCCGCTTGCAGCGGTGGCCGTGCGTCTTGGGGTTGCTCCTCCTTCCCCCTCAAGGGGCGCGCGGTCGGCGGTTTTTTCTTCGGTGCGGCTGGCGGTGTTGCGTGGCATGCCGCCAGTCTCTTTTTTTTGGCCCTGGATGTCATTGCGAACGCCTCCGAAAAATTCGGAAGCGTTCGGAAAGGTAAGACAAATGGACTCTTTCAACGAGGTGCTTGACGAGCTGGTCAAGGTGCTGGGCGGCGCCAAAGATGTGGGCTGCCTGCTGTGGCCCGAGATGGACGCCCAGGCCGCCCAGCGCAAGCTGCTGGACTGCCTGAACCCTGAGCGCTCTGCCCGGCTGACGCCCGAGCAGGCGGTGTTTCTGATGCGCAAGGCGCGGCAGGCAGGCTGCCACGCGGGGGCCGAATGGCTGATGGCCCACCTGGGCTATGCGGCCCCGGTGCCCCTGGAGCCGCAAGACGAGATTGCCCGCCTGCAGCGTGAGTTCATCACCGCCACGCAGGGCCTGCAGGCCATGGTGGACCGCATGCAAACCCTGCAGGCGCAGCAGGCGGCTGGCCAGCGCACGCTGCGGGCTGCTGCCTGATGGCGCTCCAGTGGGAAAACCGCGACCAGGTGCTGCAGCAGATGCAGGCCTTCGGGATTGAGCTGCAGAAAAAGGACGCGGGGTTTCCCAAGCGCTTCGCTAAGCGGGTCACGTGTGGCAAAGGCGGGAAAGACTGGTACCGGCTGTACGAGTTCGAGCGCGACAGCAAGACCTACCTGGTGGGCAGCTTCGGCACCTATCGACACGGTGGCGACTTCCAGAAGGTCGACGTGGATTGGGCGCCGCTGAGTGAGGCCGAACGCGAGCGCCAGCGCGCTGCCCGCCAGGCGCAGGCCGAAGCCGAAGCGGCACGCCGCCGGGCCGAAGTGGAGCTTGCCCGCGCCAGCGCGGTGGATCTGTGGCGGCAGGCCGTGCCCGATGGGCATTCGCCGTACCTGCAAGGCAAGGGGCTGGCCGGCGAGAGCTGCCGATACCTGCCGCGCCCCATCACCATGCGCTGGCCAGCCGATGACCCCAGCCGCAGCGACACGGTGGTGCGTCTGCCGGTGGGCACACTGGTGCTGCCGCTGCTGAGGTACGACTACCCCAAGGCCGAGGCGCTGCGGGCGCTGCAGTTCATCCGGCCCGATGGCGGCAAGGTCTACCTGAAGGGTTTTGAAAAGCCCGGCTGCGCGCTGCGCCTGGGCGACGTGATCGACACCACGGCGCTGCTGCTGGTGTGCGAGGGCTACGCTACGGGGTTGTCTGTGCGCCTGGGGGTGGACAAGCGCTTCCCGGTGTTTGTGGCCTGGGACGCCGACAACCTGGCGCACGTGGTGCCGTTGCTGCGCGGTCTGTATCCCAGCAAGCGCATCTTGCTGTGCGCCGATGACGACTGGCGCACGCGCGACAAGCGCACCCAGCAATTGACCAACCCGGGCCGCACCAAGGCCCGGAAGGTGGCCCGCGAGGTGGCGGGCTGCGATCTGGTGTGGCCGGTTTTCGACCCGGCCACGCGACAAGACAAAGACACGGACTTCGACGATCTGCGGCAGCGCCAGGGCACTGATGCTGTGCGGCGCCAGCTTCTGGGTGCGATCGAGGCCATGGGACGGATGTATGGTTGACCCGAACGACCTCGAAGACACTGCGCGTGCCCAGGGCGAGCCGGCGCCTCAGGCGCCCGAGTCCGCTGGTGCGGACTCGCTCTCGCCATCCAATGCCCACGGCGCGTCAGCGCCGCTGGATGATGATTCCCGCACAGCAGGTTCGGCGGGGAATGTGGTTTCTCTTCAAGAGGCGGCAGCGCTTCGGCGAGTGGTGGAAGAGGGCGCGTCTGCGCCAAATTCCGCCAGTGCCCCCCCTCCCCCCAAAAGCGCTGATGCGCAGTCACCGGGGGATAGGGGAGACACCCCGGGCACCGACAAAAAGAAGAAAAAAGAGAAAACGGTCGATTGGGGGCGCTTCAACAGGCTGTGCGAAGACTTCGTCTTAATCTACGGCACTGACACCGTTTGGGACGGCCGTGAACGCATGATCATGAAGATCGGGAACATGGCCCATGCGCACGGCGCCGACATGGTCCGAATGTGGAAGTCCAGCGAGCGCCGGCGCACGGTGCGCCAGCAGGATGTGGTGTTTGATCCGACGATGCAGGCCGACCCGGAATCCACGGTCAACCAGTTCGACGGCCTGGCCATGGAGCCGGTCGAGGGCGATGTGACGCCCATGCTCGATCTGGTGCGCTTTCTCACCAGCCGGTCGAGTGACAACGCCGACGAGGCGGACCAGATCATGCACTGGCTGCTTTGCTGGCTGGCGTACCCGCTCCAGCACCCTGGCGCGAAGCTGCGGACGTCGGTCATCATGCACGGTGACGAGGGGGCGGGAAAGAACTTTCTGTTCGATTTGATGGTGGCGATCTACGGCAAATACGGTGCGCTGGTCGGTCAGGACGAGCTGGAAGACAAATTCAACGACTGGCGGTCTTGCAAGCTGTTTGTGGTGGGCGACGAAGTGTCCAGCCGGGCCGAGCTGGTACACAACAAGAACCGGTTGAAGGCGCTCATCACATCGCCCACGGTGCAGATCAATCCGAAGAACTTGCCGCGCCGTGAAGAGGCCAACCACATCAACATCGTGTTCCTGTCGAACGAGCTGCAGCCACTGGCGCTCGACAACTCGGACCGACGCTACCTGGTGGTCTATACGCCGCGCGCCCGCGAGCAGGAATACTACCGCCGCCTCAGGCAGTGGCGAGATGGCGGCGGTACTGCGGCCTTCATGCATTACCTGAAGACGTATCCGCTTGACGATTTCGACCCCTATGCCCCGGCCCCCTACACCGAGGCGAAGCGGGCGCTCATCACCATCAACCGAAAAAGCCCGGAACAGTTCCTGGCGGAATGGGCGGGCGAAGAGCTGGATCTTCCCTACCGGTCCTGCAGCGTGGCCCAGGCGTATCAGGCCTATTTGAAGTGGTGCGCGCGCACCGGGGAGCGGTATCCATTCAAGCGTGAGCAGTGGACGCCCACGGTAGTGCGCTTCGGCGAGCACATGCAGCCTGACAGCCCGGTGCGAATCAAGGTCATGAAGCTCAACACGGCCGGCGCCAAGAAGGCTGAGCGCATGTTCCTTGTGACCGACCCTCCTGAGACGGCTCAGGGTGACTGGGCCACGGAATCTGTTGATCAGTTCGAAGAGCACTTGAAGGTCTACCTATGGCGCGGCGAACCCCGCTCCCCTGGGGCAGCGAAAGAAGGCGGGGCAAGCGAGTGAGCCAAAACAGTTACGCGGTTACGCGGCGGTGTAACTGCCGAAGCAAGCAACGGCGCGGGAAGTTACGCGGTTACGCGGTTACGCGACACCTGTGTGTATGTGTATGTGCGAGCGTGCGCATAGGCGCGCATGCATGTGGGTGTGCGTATGCACGTAACCGCGTAACCGCGTAACTCGCAAGGCGCGGCGCGGATTTCGTGGTTACGCGCACGCGTAACCGTGTAACTCTTATCTCTCTTCAAGGAAAAAAGGAAAAGCAGTGATGGGAATGGTGGATCGGTGTGGCGACGATGGAGCGGGCCCCGGGTGCCCCCCGGTAGGTACTCCCAGCCCAGAATCTCGCCCGGGTAATTCGGCCCTCGCGCGCGCGCCAGTGGCTGGCCATGGGAAAAGCGAACACATGGGCGAACAAAACCGGTGTTCGCCTGCTGTTCTGCGCCTCGGTGGGGGTGTTCGCCGTGGCTAAGGTGCAGCTCATGGGGCAGCGGGAATACGCCCGGCACCGCGGCTGCGCTGTGTCGTCGGTGGCCAATGCCATCAGCGAGGGCCGGATCTCTGTGATCGTTGATGAAAAGGGCCGCAAGTGGATCGACCCCGAAGTTGCCGACATCCAGTGGGGGAAAAACACCCGTGCGCGCGCTGACAGCGGGCGCAGCGCAGCGGTTTTGGTGTCTGTCGAGGCCCTGGGTGCCGGGGACGCTGAAAACGCCTCTACGGGCCCGGATTCGCAGCAGCCCGACAGCGGCAAGGCCGCGTACCTCGACACCAGGGCTCTGACCGAGCAGGAGACTCTGCGGCAGAAGCGCCGCGAGAACCTGCAGGCTGAGCGCCAACTGGTGGAAGTGGTCCAGGTACGACGGATCGTCTTCGACGCCTTCCGGGCGCTGCGCGACAAGTGCATGAGCGTTCCGCAGCAGACCGCGCCCAAGTGCATCGGCGTTGGCGATGCCCGGGAAATCGAGCGCGTGTTCAGCGAAGACTTGCGCGCCGCATTTGCCGACTGGGAAAACCACTTCAGCGCGCAACTGCCCGAACCCGAGGGGCTTGAAGAATGACGGATCGTGTCGTCAAAGCCCAGCAGGGCCACCGTTACCGACTCAATTCCGGACAACACGCAGGGCGCGACGTGCTGGCGGTTTCCGGCGGCGAAAGGCCGCTGGTCGCCATCCTGTTCGACGCTGGCGAGTGGCCATTCCCTGGCGCGCCGTTCGAAGTGGCTGCCACCGATCTGTTGCCGCAGCCAATGGTGTACTTTCATGGAGAGGTACCCCGGTGAGGTTCGACTTTGCCGATCCCTTTGCGCTGGTGCGCAGTGCGGCCATCGAAGGCGCTCGGCCAGACCCTGAACTGTGCGTCGACGAATGGGCCGAAGATTTCATGGTCCTGCCCAAGAGCGGGCCAACGAAGGGCGGCAAGTTCCGGTTTGATCGGTCGTACCCGGCGCGACGTGTGCACCAGGTGCTCTCGCCCAGCCACCCATGCAAACGTGTGGTGGCGCGCGTGGCGTCGCAGATGTTCAAAACGCAGACGGCGCTGAACTGGATCGGGTCGATCATCCATCGGAACCCGCGCAACATCCTGGCGCTGGAGCCTACCGACACCCTGGTCAAGCGCTTCAGCGCCCGCGTGTCGACGATGATCCGCAACGTGCCCGAGCTGCGCGACCGTGTGTCAGCCTCGAAGAGCCGTGACAGCCGCAACACCGTTCAGGCGAAAGATTTTCTTGGCGACGCCACGCTGTACATGAACACGGCCGGCGCCGCGGCCAACCTGGCCGAAGTCTCGGCGCCCTACATCTACTTCGACGAGATCGACCGCGCCGAGCTCGATGTGGACGGGGAGGGCGATCCGGTCGAGCTGGCAGAAGCCCGCGCCACGCAGTTCGCGAACGACGCGAAGTTTCTGTACACCTCATCGCCCAGCGTCAAAGGCCAGTCGAAAATCGACGAGCTCCACGATATGGGCACGCAAGAGCGCTACCACGTGCCGTGCCCGCACTGCGGCCACCTGCACGCGCTGGAGCTGGTCAACTTCCGCTACGAGCGAGACCCGGACACAGGGTTCATGGACCGCGCATGGTTCGTCTGCCCTGATTGCGGCTGCGAGATCGACGAGCACCACAAGACAACCATGCTGCCCGATGTGGATGCCGGCGGCATGGCGCGTTGGGTGGCCACGGCCAAGGGCGACGGCGAAACCATCAGTTTCACGCTCTCGGCGTTTTACATGCCCGTCGGTGCTATCACCTGGCTCTCGCTGGCGCGCCAGCACGCTCGCGCCAAAGACCGCCTCCAGCGCGGCGACCACGAAGCCATGAAGGTGTTCTACAACACCCGCCTAGGCCTCAGCTACGACACCACCGAAGCCACCACCACCGCCGACGAACTGCGCAGCCGCGCCGAAGACTACCCTCTGCGTGTGGTCCCTGATCGCGCCCTGTTCGTGACCATGGCCGTGGACACGCAGGGAAACCGGCTCGAATACCAGATCGAGGCCTGGGGCCCGGGCATGGAGCATTGGGTCATCGACTACGACAAAGCCTGGGGATCGCCCAGCGTCCCTTTCGGCCAGCCCGGCAGCCCTTGGACCACCATCGACGAAATCCGTCGTACGCCGCTGATGCACAAATCGGGCTGCGCCCTGCGCATCGGCGCCTACGGGGTCGACGCGGGCGGCGGCAACACGCAAGACGTCTACAACTACGGCGCTCTTCGGCAGGGCCTGCACTGCGTGGTGCTGCACGGCGCCACACGCCCAAATCGGCCCATCATCAGCGGCGCGCCGCGCAAGACCGAATTCGAATGGGGCGGCAGCAAAGTGCAAGGCGGCGTCGAACTCTGGGAGGTGGGCACCGATGTGGCCAAAGACTACCTGCTGCTCGACCGCATGAAGCTGACCGATGGCCCGGGCGCCATGCACTTTCCGCGCGCCATCGATCCCGAATGGTTTGACCAGATGGTGGCAGAGCGCACCAAGACCGTTTTTCGAAATGGCCGACCGGTGCGCAAGTGGTTCAACCCGCCGGGGGTGCGCAACGAAGCGACCGACCTCTCTGTCTACAACCTGGCCATCGCCTACAAACTGGGCCTGCACAAGTTCAGCGCTCTTGACTGGCGGCGCTGGCGCGAAAAGCTCATTTCGCCCACGCTCAGCCTGTTCGCGCCATCCGAGCCCACTGGATCGGAAGTGCCTGCAACGCCCGACGCACCCGCAGCTCCAGCCGACCTTGCAGAGCCCACGCCATGCCAGCCCGAGCCCAGCGAAGCCGATGCATCGGTCGCGCCTCAGGCCCATACCGACGCCGATGCCGACCCCACTTCCCGGGCTGATGGAAAGTCGGATACGTATCCACTTTCCACACCCGAAACGCACGCCGAGCGCGCGCAACCCGCTGCACCCACTGCCACCTTGGCAGGCCAACCCACCAACCCACCTCAACCCCTGCAACCCACGCCATTGCCTGCGCCCCAGCCACGGCGCGCACGCATGCGCATGATCAAACGAGGCTACAGACCATGACCCACCACAGTCACACCACCAAGCGCCCCCAAGCGCAAGCCCAGCGCATGGCCGCTGCTGCGCCCGACGCCGACGAAGGCGAACTGCTCGACCTGGAAGAGGGTGACCAGGAAATGCACGACCTCTTCGAATCCTGGGCGTCCTGGCGGGCCACGCGCCGCTACTACGTGCCCCCTGCTGGTGGCGGCAACGTGCTGGGCAAGCTGCGTGGGGCCACCCGCCCATCACGCCCTGCGCCCGATGCGGCCTGCAGCGCACAGATGGCCGCCATCAACCTGGCCATCAACGCGCAGCCGCGAGACGAGAAAGCCACGCAGGTGTTTTTGCTGTACTACGTCGACCGCGTGCGCAGCATCAAAACGGTGGCCGACTACCTCGGCATCAGCCGCGTGCACTTCTACCGCTTGCGTCGAGCGTTCGGTAGGCGCGTGATCATCGCGGCCAAACAGATAGAGGCAGAGGCTCGGGCGGCTGGTGAAGCGATGCCGCACAACACCCCAATCAGCGGCGGCACGTCCGCTGCATAACAGAGTTGGGCGAAAGCCTGGAGAGGAAACACGATGGAAGAACTGATTGAACTGCTCGAGAGCACGGCCAACATGCTTCGCGGAGCCTGCATGGACCCGCGTATCCCAAAAGCCACGAAAGAGGCGTTTTGGTCTCGCGTGCGCGAACTTGACAAGGCGGTAGAGAAGGCCAACGAGCGCCTGGAGATGAAGCCATGACGCTGGAAGAATTTGTCCGCGAGGACATGCAGATGCTGCGGAAACTGGCCGCGCGGGGCGTGGTCGAACGGGTGTACCTGGAAGAGACCGCCGACATGCGATTGCTGGACCTTTCGCAGCGCGCCATGCGTGACAAGTTGGCACAGGCGCGAATGAAGGGGCGCGGCGGCTGGTGGAACGACGCCGAGTGCTCCATCGACCATCTCCGAGCACTGCTGCGCGAGCACGTTGAAAAGGGCGACATGCGAGACGTGATGAACCTGGCTGCAATGGTGTACCTGCGAGAGGTAGCCGACGCGCAGCCCAACCTCGGCAATGAGGGGCGATGAAGGCGTTCCGCTTGATTACAGAGTTGGGCTGCGGCCCAGAAAGAGAAAACGATATGCCGATGACAGCGAATGGGCTTGCAAAGCTGCTGGAAGAATTGGGTGAGCTTGCCCAGGTGGCGGCGAAGCGGCTAGCCTACTTTCACACCAGCACCCACCCTGACGGTGCTGGAGACCTGAACGAGCGTATGGAACAGGAAATGGCTGACGTAGCCGCAGCCTGCGCCTTTGTGCAGCAGCAGTTCAGCTTGAACGGGCGAGCTATCGAGAACCGTGCCTGCATCAAGCTCGCGCTTTTCCAGGAGTGGCACTCGGACCAGAGCAACGGGGCCGAGTGTTTCCACGCCCCGACGCCAAAGCACGCCAGCGAGGGTGATCAGTACATTGGAAAGCGGCTGGACTAACTGCCGCTGTGAATCCATACCTCAGTGGACGAACTGGAGACGATCCGCCTGCACCTGCTGCAAAATGGCAAAGACCAAAACTGATGAAGACACACGATCAGGAGGACATCCATGCGCACCGCCATCTCCACCGCCATCGCCGTATCAGCCCTGCTGCTGGCGCTCCCGGCCCAGGCCATCAACAAATGCACGCAGGCCGATGGCTCGGTGGTGTTTCAGGACGCGCCATGCCGTGGCAAGGGTGAGGCGCTGGTGGTCAAGCCGGCCAGTGGATACGCCGCACCGCGCGCGGCTGAACCTGGGCCTGAGGCGGGCGCCCATGGCGTGGCACCCAGCAGCAGCAACGTGCAGGCCATGGAAGAGCGCATGGCCGCCAGCCAGCGCGAACGCGAGGCGCGCAACATCGAGCAGCAGAGCCTGCCCATTGCCGAGCACAACATCCGCCAGTTTCTTGACCGCTGCAAGCTCGAACAGGACCGCCTACGCCAGGAACAGTACGCCTACGTGCAGAACCTCTACGGCAAGACCCATGCGGCCCAGAAGGCCAGCGAAATGGCCGCAGCCGCGGCCCGTTGCGACGCCACCGAACGGCAGATGCGTGACCAGGTGGCGCAGATGGTCAAGCAATGCAAAGACCTGGGCGGCTGCAAGAGCCGATGAACTGCCTGTCAAATAGCAGTCCCGAAACTATCCGTCAAAGCGTTTTTTGTCACCCCCAGAGGTAACAAAAAACCGGTCGACAACAGGTTACACGAAGGCCCAAAATTCGGGCTAATTCGTATAGGTCTGAAAAGTCCGCCAACACCCACCACCCAGTAACGCACACACCACCGCAGCGCCGAAAGGGCCCTTTGCAAGGCCCGCCGAAGGCCCCAGTTTCCGCAAGGATCTGGGGCCTTCGGTTTTGTGGGCCGCCGTGGTGTCAGCGCAGCCACCACCACCGTGCTCACTCTCTCTGTCAACCGCTCGCAGGGCCGCATGGCCGATGTGACAGCCGGCATGAGGGATGTGCCTGCGCGCCTTTTCCCGTACGCGGCATCCACCGCCATGACGCGTGTGGCCAAGCAGGTGGCCGCCAAAGACCTGCCGGCTGCCATGCAGCGTGTCTTCCAGCAGCCCACGCGCTGGACGCTCAACAGCCTGGCCATCACGCCCGCCACCAAAGACACGCTCACCGCCCGCGTGTTCGTCAAAGACAGCGCGGCCAGCGGCGGCGTGGCGCAGGAAAAGTACCTGCTGCCCGAGGTGGATGGCGGCGAGCGCCGGCAAAAGCGCTTTGAGCGCGCGCTGCGATTCCAGGGCCTCATCACTGGCGGGCAGTTCGTGGTGCCCACGCTGGGCGCTGAGCTGGACGCCAGCGGCAACGTGCGCGGCGCCACTGCCCGCCAGGTGCTCAACGCGCTCAAGCGTGTGCGCGCCGCCAGCGATGGACGTGACCGCAAGACCGGCAAACGCCTGCGCAAAGGCCGCGTGCTCAAGAACGACCTGTTCCTGGGCACGCCCTCTGAAGGCTTCGGCGAACGGCGCAAGCCGCGCAGTGGCGCCAGCATGGGCATCTACCGCCGCGAAGGCAAGCGCCTGCGCATGCTGTTCCTGGTCACGAACCGCCGGCCCACCTACCGCCAGCGGCTTGATTTCGAGGGTACCGTGGCCGCCGTGGTGCGCGAACGGTTCGAACCCGAATTCCGCCGCGCTGTGGCCGAGATGGAGGCCCGCCGCTCATGAGCACCAGCAGCTATGCCGATCTGGTCACCCGCCTGGCCGAATACCGCGCCGCCGAAGCGCGCGCGCTCAAGGCGCAGGAATACACGGTGGGGCAGGGCAGCACCGCACGCCGTGCCCGCCGTGCCGATCTGGCGCAGATCCAGGCCGGCATCCGAACCGTCGAACAACAGATCGCCGTGCACCCCGACAACCCCGCGCGCCGCGGCTCCCGCGTGCGCTACCTGCGCCCGCTGGGCTGATCAACACGGCCCAAGCCACCACCCATGAAGCTCAACCTGATCGAACGCGCCATGCTGCCCCTGGCGCCCAAGTTCGTGGAAGGCCGGGCCCGGGCACGCCTGAAGGTGGATCTGATGACGGGCCTGTCTGCCTCGGCTTCGGCATCGGCACCCGGCATTCCGGGGCCCGGCGGCAGCGCGGGCGGCAGTGGTGCCGGCAGCAAGTGGTGGAACCCATTTGCCCGCAGCGCCCGGCGTGACGTGCTGCCCCACCTGAGCACCCAGCGCGCCGCCAGCCGCGAGCTGTACAGCACCAACGCCATTGCGGCCGGCGCCATCAACACCGACGTGGAGCGCGTGGTCGGCACAGGCCTGGCGCTGGTGGCCACACCGCACCGCGGCGTGCTGGGCTGGACCGAAGAGCAGGCCCAAGAGTGGAAGGCCAAAACCCAGGCCGAATTCAGCCTCTGGGCCGACACCACCGCGTGCGACCACTACGGCGAGCAAACGTTTTACGAACTGCAGCAACTGGTGAAGCGCAGCGCCAAGGTGAGCGGTGATTGTTTCACCCTCATGCCCGCCGCCGACCGCACGCGCATGCAGCCCTACGGCCTGCGCCTGCAGGTGCTGGAGGCCGACCGCATCGGCAACCCCCTGGGCACGCTGGACAAAGACGACGTGGCCGGCGGCATCCGCTTCAGCGCCACGGGCCGCCCTATGGCCGCGCACGTGTACAACCAGCACCCCGGTGGCGCCAGCAGCTGGCGCAGCGGCATCAGCCGCGCCGGGCAGTGGTACCCGTTTGCTGGCGACACCGGCCGCCGCCACCTGCTGCACCACTACCACAAGCAGCGCCCTGAGCAGCCGCGCGGCGTGCCCTACCTGGCCCCGGTGGTGGACCTCATCAAGCGCGTGGGCACCTTCACCGATGCGGAGGTCAATGCCGCGGTGCTCAACAGCTTTTTCACGCTCATTGTCCAGAACCAGCAGGGCGAGCGCACCCCGTTTGATGACATGGCCGACGCGCAGGCCGGGGCATCGGGGCTTGACGCTGCAAGCGGTGCTGACGATGAGCTTGGCCTGGGCATGGGCGCGGTGATGGAACTGGGCGCCGGGCAGACGGCCAACTTCGCTGACCCCAAGCGCCCCAACCCCAACGCCGAGGGCTTCATCCACATGCTGATCGGCCTCATCGGCATGGCGCTGGGCATCCCGCGCGAGCTGCTGCTCAAGCAGTTCAACAGCTCGTACAGCGCCAGCAAGGCCGCACTGCTGGACGCGTGGGTGCACTTCCGCGTTGAACGCTTCTGGCTCGCGCTGAGCTTCTGCCAGCCGGTTTACGAAACCTGGATGGCAGAGGCTGTGTTCCTCGGCCGCATCAAGGCCCCCGGCTTCTTCGCCGACCCGCTGCTGCGCTGGGCCTACACGCGCGCCGCGTGGCCCGGCGACAGCATGGGCTCCATCAACCCCAAGGACGAGGTGGCCGCCTACGTGAGCGCCATCGACGCTCGCCTGATGACGCGCGAGCGCGCGGAATGGGAGCTGGGCGGCACCGACTGGAACGAAACCTTCGACCAGAAGCTGGCCGAACAAAAGCGCCTGGCCGCCAACAACCTGCTGCCCGTGCCCAAGGCGGGCGCCGCCGCGCAGGCCAACGGCAACGCCAACAGCGCCGACACCACGCAGGACGCACAGCCATGATGCACTACCCCCACCTGGCCGCCCGCGTGTTCAACACGCCGCTGCTCATCCACCCCGGCAAGCTCGATGCCATGATCGCCACCCTGGGCGAACGGCTGGTGGGCGAGCGGCTGGCGGTTGACCTGGCCGCCGCGCTGCCTGCCGAAGCCTTCAGCACGCGCAAGGGCGAGCGCCACGACGACGGCTACATGGTCACCGACGGCGTGGCCGTCATCCACGCCAGTGGCGCCCTGGTGCACCGCAGCCGGTTCGACATGGCCGACTGCACCTACTTCCAGGGCTACAACGAACTGAGCCGAAAGCTTGAATCGGCCATGGCCGACCCCGCTGTACACGCGGTGCTGCAGGTGTTCGATTCGCCCGGCGGCGAAGTGGCCGGGGCCTTTGAATACGCCGACCGCATTGTGGCCATGCGCGGGCAAAAGCCCATGTGGGCCATTGCCGACACACTGGCCGCGTCAGCCGCCTACCTCGGCGGCAGCGCGTTCGAAAAGCTCGCCGTCTCGCAAACGGGCTACGTGGGCTCCATCGGCGTCGTCATGCGGCACGTGGACCTGTCGCAGCGCCTCAGCAACGAGGGCATTTGCGTCACGCACATCTATGCGGGCGACCGAAAGGTGGACGGCAACGCCTACGAACCGCTGCCGCGCGAAGTGCGTGCACGTCTGCAGGAAGAGGTTTCGGCCCTGTACGAGCTGTTCGTCAGCGCCGTGGTGCGGCAGACCGGCCTCACCGCCGATGCCGTGCGCGCCACCCAGGCCGAAACCTTTCGCGGCCAAGACAGCGTGGACAAGGGCCTGGCCCACCGCGTGGCCACCACCGACGAACTCATCACCGAATTGGCCGCGCTTCGCGCGCGGACTTTCCCCGTCGGGCCGACCGCCCGCTCATCCGCCACCGACAGCAAAGGAGCACCTATGTCAGGCACCAACCAGGGCGGTCAACCGGCCGCCACCACCCCCGCCGCACCCTCGGGCACGGCGTACACCCAGGCCGATCTCGACGCTGCACGCGCCGAAGGCCAGGCCCAGGGCCGCACCGCAGGCGCAGCCGCCGAACGCGAGCGCATTGCCGCCGTGCGCGCCCAGAGCCTGCCCGGCCACGAAGCGCTGATCGAGCAGCTGGCCGCAGACGGCAAGACCACCGGCCCCGAAGCCGCTGCCGCCGTGCTGGCCGCCGAACGCAGCCTGCGCGAAACCCAGGCCCGCGCCGAAGTGAACGACACGCCGGCCGCGGCCAAGTCGTCGCCCAAGCAAGACCCCGGCGCGCAGGCCAAGCGCCAGCCCAACGTCACGGCCGCCTATGCCGCCCTCAACCGCCGCCCGGCCTGAGCCACCGGCACACCTCTGAAAGGACACCACCATGGCCGTCAAGACTGACCACCTCGGCACCGGCGCCTTCCTGAAATCGGAAGGCGCGGGCCACATCTCGCGCGAAACCATCGTCATTGCCAGCGGCGCGGGCCTCGTGCTCGCCGGCACGGTGCTGGGCAAGATCACCGCCAGCGGCAAATACGCACCGTACGACGACGACGGCGGCGAATCCGACAACGGTACCCGCACCGCCGCCGCCGTGCTGCTGGCCGACGTGGACGCCACCAGCGCCGACGCCACCGGCGTGGGCATCGTGCGCCTGGCCGAAGTGTGGACCGACCGCCTCGTCTGGGGCGCCGGTGTCACCACCTCCACCGAAAAGACCAACGGCCTGGCCGACCTGGCCACCAAATTCGTGATCGCCCGCTGATCGCCACCCCCTCATCGAAAGGAACCCAAGTGGACTTCTCCCTGGAAACCCTCACCGCGGCGATCAACGAGATCCCGCACCTGCCCACCCAACTGGGTGATTCCGGCCTGTACGAATACGACGGCGTGGCCACCCTCTCCGTCGAGATCGAGAAGAAGGGCTACAACCTCGACGTGGTGCAGACCGCCGCCCGTGGCGCCTCTGGCGAGTCGATGGGCCGCGCCCAGCGTGACATCCGCCCCTTCAAGGTGCCGCACATCCCGCTGTTCGACGCGGTGCTGGCCGACGAAGTGCAAGGCGTGCGCCTGTTCGGCACCACCGACCAGCCCGAGCCACTGGAAACCCGCATCAACGAGGTGCTGGCCATCGGCAAGGGCCGGCTGGACTACACGCTGGAAGCGCACCGTGTGGGCGGCCTCAAGGGCATCGTCTACGACAAAGACGGCTCGGTGCTCCACAACTTCTTCACCGAGTTCGGCGTCACGCAGCAAACGCTCAGCTTCGCGCTGGGCAATGCTGCCACGAAGGTGCGCCAGAAGTGCGACCAGGCGCTGGATCTCAGCGGCGACGTGCTCGGCGGCGTGATGATGACGGGCGCCATCGGCTGGTGCGGGAAGGACTTCTTCCGCGGCATCATCGACCACAATGAAACCCGCGAGAGCTACCTGGGCCAGGCCGAGGCGGCGCAGCTGCGCGGCGCGCTGCCCAACAGCTTCGACTACGGCGGCATCAACTTCCGCCGCTACCGGGGCAAGATCGGCAACACGCCCATGATTGCCGACGACGAATGCTACATCGTGCCCACCGGTGTGCCGCAGCTCTTCATCGGCCGCTTCGCGCCCGCGCCGTACAACGAAACCGTCAACACCAAGGGCCTGCCGTTTTACGCCAAGGCCATGGAGAAGCGCAACGGCACCGGCTACGACCTGGAGATGCAGACCAACCCGTTGCACGTGTGCACGCGCCCGCGCGCCATCATCAAGGCCACGGTGGCCTGACGGCCGGTTGTTGACTGCCTTTGCCATCAGCGCCGCCCGCCATGTTTGACGAAGACATCAGCGTGTTCTACGACGCCGACGAGTTCGCCACCATCTTCACGGTGGTGGGCAGCTCGCCGGCCGTCAGCTTCGCCGCCATCGGCGGCGCGGTGGACGAACAAGCGCTGGACGGCTACGTCACCACCACGGCGCGCCAGATCCAGTGGCCCACGGCAGCGGCAACGCTCTCGCGTGGCGACCAGATCAGCGCCGCCAGCGGGCCCCTGGCGGGCACCTGGCGCGTGCTGCGCGATGGCGAGCGCGTCAACGACGGTGCCGAAAGCACTACCTACATCGGCCCGGCCTGAACGGCACCCATGGCCACCGCACCCACCACGCCGCTGGCAGGCATGCACAGCGCGCGCTGGCTGCTGCTCAACGCCGTGCACACGGCCCTGCAGACCGCGCCCGAACTCACGGCCTACGCGCCCACGCTGTACCGCAACCCGGTGGCCGGCACGGTCAAGCTCGACCGTGGCCAGCTGGCCGTGGTGCTGCAGTGGGACCAGGACCGCAAGGCCCGGGCCGTGGGCATGGACGAACAGCGCAGCTTTCGGCTGCTGGTGGGCTCGCTCGCCAACACCGCGCAGGCCGATGCTGACGCCGACGTGCTGCACGAAGCGGTGATCAGCGTGCTGCGCCGCCTCATGAGCGAACTCAACGCCATCGATGGCGTGCGCGAAGTGACCGCCGACGAAACCGACATCGACCCCACGCTGGAAGGTGTGCCCATCGAGGGCGCGCTGATCGTCAGCACGCTGACCCTGCAGTACCGCCAGCGCGCGCGCCACTTTCGCGCCAGCGCCTGACGAGCCACCCCAGACCCCAGAACCACCCGCAACGGAGAACCCTCACCATGTCTACCACCGCCCGCGCCATCCTTGCTGGTGGCCTCGTTTCGCTCGATCTGTGGAACACCATTGCCCAGGCCTACGACGGCTTCGGCGACGCCATCGACGCCGACAAGTTCGAGATCGTACCCCGCACCGAAAAGAAAACCAGCGTCTCCAAGTCGCACCTGGACTACGGGCAATCGCGCGCCAGCGTCATCATCCCGCAGCCCACCGAAATCAACATCAGCCTGTCGGCCAGCAGCGTCAAGGCCCTGGCTATGCAGTTCCAGGGCCTGGTGCAGGCGCTCACGCAGGGGGCCGGAACCTGGACAACCCAGCCTGTCGTCGTCGGCACCCACGGTGTGTGGCAGAGCCTGGGCAAGCGCAATGTGTCTGATTCCGGGTTCAGCGTGGTGCCCGACGGTGGGGGCACTGCCTACACCATCGGTACCCACTATGAAGTCAATTGGCAGCGCGGCGAAATCCGCTTTCTGGCCGTGGCCGGCGCACCGGCCGAAGCCGCCACCGTCAATGTGAGCGGCTCCTACCTGGCCGTCGACGGCAAGAAGATCCTGGGCGGGCGCATCACGCAGGTGCGCTGCCGCGCCCGCTTCGACGGACAGAACCTCGTGAACGGCGAAGTGGTCGAGGCCGACGTGCACGAATGCGTGCTGGGCACCGGTGCCGGCTTCGACTTCCTGGGTTCGGACTTCACCCCCATCGAACTGACGGGCGAAATCGTCACCCCCGCCGGCTACACCGAGGGGTATGAGATCCGCTTCCCGCAACGCTCGGGCGACTGAGCGAACAGCCGGCCCCGCCGCAACCCGAAAGCCCGCCACCCGGCGGGCTTTTTTCATGGGGTGCCCTGACCCACGTTGAAGGCAGGCCCCCGCGAAAAGAGCCCTCCCCAGCAGCCCACAACCGCCAACCGCCGCCAACCGCCGCCTCGCCCGCCCATGGCCACCAACAACCCCAAAATCCGCTACGACATCGAGGCGGGCGTATCCGGTCAGCAAGACGTGAACGCGCTGGCGCGCGAGCTCGACGCGCTGGCCAATACGTTGGAAGGGGACCTCAAGGTACAGGCGCAAGGCGCAGCGCAGGCCTTGCGCGAGCTGGGTGCCAAGCAAGGCGCCATCGATGCGTTTGTGCGGCTCAAGAGCGAGGCGGCCGAAGCCTCTGCCAGGCTGCGGGAAAGCCAGACTGCTGCACAGCAGTTTGGGCAGGCCATGGCGGCCAGCACAAACCCGACGCGCACCCAGATCGCGCAGATGGAAAAGCTGCGCGATGCGGTGCGCACCGCCAAGACGGAGCTGCAGGGCAAAACCCGCGCGCTTGACAACAGCCGCGATGTGCTGCGCGCCTACAACGTCACCAGCACCAATTTGGCCGACAGCGAACGCGCCGTTCGCCAGGCCATCACCGAGACCCGATCCGAACTCACCAAGCTGCCGCCAGCCATCGCCGCGGCGAAAGCGGCCACGGAGGCACGGGCCGCCGCAGACCGAAAAGCCGCTGAGGAAGCCGTAGCACTGGCCGCCCGCCGAGCAGCGGCCGAAAAGTCTGCCGCCCAGGCACAAATTGCAGCGCAGCGCCAGGCCGCGGCTGAGGCCCGCGCTGCCGCACAAGCGCAGGCCGCAGCCGCCCGCGAAGCCATGCGCGCGCAGGCCGAACAGGCCAATGCCGCCAAGGCTGCCCTGACCGGGGTGGGCGACACC